TTGGGCTTTACCTAAACCTTCGATGATCCAGGCACCGTCAGCACAACTCAGGAGAGCGGCTGCTGCAACTGCTTCAATCATAGTTTGAATCCCTCAAATGCGTTGTCTTTGATATCCTGTTTGATACCACCAATAACATAAGATTCTACCTCAGTCTCCTGAGGTGCCACCTGTACTGATTTAGACTTAATCCAATGTTCAGTCCAAGGTAGGGGATTGTTGGTAACTGGCTGATCATAGATCGGCTTCAGTCCAATCGCTTTCATCCTACGATTGGCAATCCATTCGACATAGTTGGATAGTAGTTTCTCTGACAATCCGATCATCGAACCATCTTTGAACAAATACTTGGCCCATGCCTTCTCTTCGTTCACTGTCCTCTCGAACATTGCTCTGGAGTTTTCAACCTCTTCGTGGTAGATGGATTGTATTTCTGGGTCGTCACCTTCTCTCCACTTGTTAATGATGTTTTGAGTTAGAACTAGATGTTGGTTCTCATCTCGTGCGATGAGCGAGATAATTTTAGCAGATCCTTCCATAACTTTCAACTCACCGAAAGCAAAGGAACATGCAAACGACACATAGAACCTGATGCCTTCCAGAATGTTGACATTCATCATGGCACGGAAGAGTTTCCTCTTCATCTCATACCTTTCATCTCTCATTGCACCTGCACCTTCCTGTGCAAACTGCCAGTAGTTGTCGTACTGATGGGCACTAGAGATGAAATCATTATAGGAGGAGGTCACTGACTCTGCACGAGAGAGGATCTTCTCATCGTTTAGAATAGTACCGAACACCTCATCAGGATCAGAGTAGAGGTTCTTCACGATGTGAGTGTAGGAACGAGAGTGAATCTGTTCCATGAACTCCCACACACCCATTGCTGACTCCAACTCAGGGAGTGAGCAGTAGGGAGCAAATGCCATCCCAGGACCACGACCCTGGACAGAATCCAACATGATCTGATACTTCAGGTTGGAGGTGAAGATGTGCTTCTGCTCAGGTCTCAGTGACTGGTAGTCACTCCTGTCCTTCTGTAGGGAGACTTCATCTGGTCTCCAGAAGAATCCAAGTTGTGTCTGTGTCAGTTTATCAAACACAGGATACTTGAATGTGGTGTACTGTTGGACTCCCAGTGGTTGTCCAAAGAACATCGGTTGTGATTGAGTATCAACCTTTGTGGGGTTGAACACTGTCATTCCTTTTACTTTAGATTGAGCAAGTGTCACAGGTGTCATCCTCGGCGAGAAGGTCTGCTGCGGTGAGTCCACCGACTTGGGTTGGTTCGTGGTGTAAGTCGTTGACTTCAATTTCCTCGTCTCCTTTTCCGTCGTAAGTGTTTTGGTAGTAAAGGGTTTTGATACCTAGTTGGTATGATTTTAGTAGATCACCAATGAGTGTTGAAGCTGGGACCTCTCCACCATCAAAGTGTTGTGGATTGTAAGATGTGTTTGTTGAGATTGCCTGGTCAAAGAACTTCTGCATGACTGCCATGATGTTGAGGTAACCCTCCATGGATTTCATGTTCCATAACAAAGTGTAGTTGTTCTTGAGATGAGGATATCCAGGGACAATCTGTTTCAGTGTGCCCTTCTTAGACTTCTTGATTGAGAGGAAGTCACGGGGAGGTTCGATCCCGTTAGTTGCGTTACAGACCACCGATGAGGACTCACTTGGCATTTGTGCTGTGAGGGTGGAATGTCTCATTCCGAACTTTTTCACTGCCGCTCTTAGTTTCTCCCAGTCCAGTTTATAGTTGGGTGGAACCAGAGTATCGACTTCCTTTTTATAGGTGTCGATGGGTAGAATGCCCTCGGAATACTTGGTGAACTTAAACCCGTCACAATAACCGGGGTTGGGATTACCAGGTCCGTTACCCTTCTCGATGGCCAACTGAACAGAGGCAGAGATGAGATAGAACTGGAAGTGTTCGGTCAGGTCATGAACCAGTTGGAGTGCAGCTGGGTCTTCATAGGTAACACCGTTCTTAGCCAGATAATGAGCCAGACCAATGAAACCAATTCCAAGTGACCTTCTTGCCTTGGTAGCTGCTTCTGCTGCCTTGACTGGGTAACCTTGATAGTCGATCAACTCATCCAGTGCCCTGACAGACAGATCACAGAGATGTTCCAGGTCTTCCAGTTTCCTCAACTTACCAATGTTAAGAGCTGACAGGATACAGAGTGAGATCTCACCATTCTCGTCATCGATGTGATTGAGAGGTTTGGTGGGAAGTGTGATTTCCTGACACAGGTTTGACATGTAGACAGGATCCTGGAAAGAGGAGTGACTGTTACAGTGGTCAATGTTCATGATGTAGATACGACCAGTTTCGGCCCTTTCTTTCATAAGTGCAAGAAAGAGCTCACGAGCCTTGATAGTTTTCTTCGGAACCTCTTCATCATTCTCGTAGGCTGTGTATAGATCATCGAATTCGGGTTGACCAAATGCATCATACAAGCCAGGAACATCATGGGGTGAGAATAGTGTGACTTCTCCGTCTTGGATGAATCTTTCATAAAAAATCTTACTTAACTGAATTGAATAATCTAATCGTCTGACTCTATTATCTTCTGTACCCTTGTTGTTTTTGAGGACGATGATGTCCTCGATCTCCGAGTGCCAGATCGGGAAGTGAACCGTCGCGCTGCCGCCTCGAACTCCGTTTTGAGTGCAGCATCGCACAGTGGCTTCAAATTTTTTAAGGAACGGAATGACACCGGTATGTTTAACTTCTCCATCACGAATCTTACTGCCCATAGCTCGAATTCTACCAGCATTAATACCAATCCCCGCACGCTGGGAAGTATAGTAACCAATAGCCATGTCACTGGCAAAAATAGAATCAAGAGAATCGTCAGACTCAACGAGAACACAAGAAGCATACTGACGAATAGGAGTTCGAACCCCTGCCATAATGGGCGTAGGAATATTGATAAGATGCTTCGAGATCGCATCATAGTACGCCTTAACATACGAGAGGCGGGATTCTTTCGGGTACGCATGGAAAATAGTCGCGGCAATCATCATGTACATGAACTGAGGAGTCTCATAGACTTTCCCAGTTGATCTGTCCTGAACCAGGTACTTGTCATAAACCTGTCTCAGTCCAGCATAAGTGAACTTGAGGTCACGATCATGATCGATCGCCCTGTCGAGTTCACTTAGCTCTTCCTCTGTATAGTAAGTGAGGATAGCTGGGTCATAGACATTCCGTTCGATGCAGTGGAGGATCTGCTTCTGAAAACTCCAGGACTCATACATCTGATGGTAGATGGATTTTCTAAGAGCAAACAATAGAAGCCTGGAGGCCACATATTGATAGTTCGGATGTTCTAGACTAATAAGGTCTGAAGCCGAACGAATGAGTGTTTCTTGAATGTCAGCTGTTGTAATTCCATCATAAAATGACAATGATGATTGAATCTCAACTTGTGAGGCAGATACGCCAGAAACTCCTTTACAAGCTTCCTCTACCATCACATGGATCTTGTTTAGATCCAGGGGTTCCAGACCCCGTCCATTTCTTTTCTTAACCTGAATGTCTTCTGTAATCATTTTCGCCAATCGTTTAATTTAAGGGTTGCAGTGAGACCTTGATGCGTGTTTGATTCAATGATGTCCTGAACGTCATAACCCGCCAGAACCATGTCGTTAATGTCCTTCTCCTTTATTTCATGAGGCCAAATAACCACGGACTCTCCGGCGCTGATAAGTTTGGAGACTCTGTCTGTAATCTCTCGATTCCGGGGTTCGTTATCGAGAATATAGACACAACTACAAGAATCAAACACTTCACCGCGAACATCTGCGCCTGCCATTGCGACAGCATTCGAGATGAGGAGACTGTCGAGTGGTCCTTCTGTGATGTAGATGGTTCTGTCATAATCAATAGTGTCTAGTCCAAAGATTTTCGGTGCGTCTTCCTGTAAGAGGATTGTGATATAGCGCAGACCAGTAGAATGAAGCGAACGCCCCTGAAAACCGAATACACTTCCCTCGCGGTCCTTAAAAGGAATGATGATGCGTGGTTCATCATTTTTAGTATCTGGGAAAGTGTTTGGCTTAACGGAGTTTGTCCACTCCTTGAAGCTCTCGGTGTAAAATAGAGCATCTGTGGGTAACCTCCGGTTGAGTATGTACTCTCTTGCCGGGTGTGAATTATTTAGGTCATCGAGGGGTGTAAGGTCATCTAAAACGCCCCTCTTAAACATAGGGGTGGTAGATACTATTCTCTCTACTTTCCTCATATCTACCTTCCTCTTTGGAGTTTGGAATTTCTCCATTCTGTACTCTTTGTACAACTCCAAATCCAAATCTTGCAAAAGTTTTGGAAAGGGAACACTCACCCCACAATTATGGCACTTGAAAATAAGATCGCCCTTGTGTTCAAAGACAAATCCCCTTGCTTTTGACTTATTTCGCTGACTATCCCCACAAATAGGACAACGGAAGTTCCAGAGATTAGGTTTCTTTCGTTTGAATTTCTCCAATCTTGTCGAGAGGAGGTTCAGGTACTTGATCTCAACGTACACAGAGAAACATCAAATGCCCTCTTATTATAACACAGAAATATCGATCCCCATAAACGGTGGGATTTCCCCTACCATTCTTAAAATTCCATCAGTAAAGGCAGCCAGACAGAAGGCACCAAGCCACATGCTGATGATAGATGCATTTCTGTTGTGTTGAGTGATCGCTCTATCGATCATCTCTTTTACTTCTTGCTCAGTCATCAGATTTTACCTTGGTTCTGATAGTCCAGCCACATACGATCTACGATAACACGAGTTGCAGTGCATTCATCTCTTGTCTGCTGCATTTCTTCACTGAATCTGACGTGCCAAGCCTCTTCACCTTGGATGTGATTGACCAATTGGTCATTTGTCACATAATTCTCTGCCACATTAACACGCAAATCGTCAATCTTTTCATCCATAGAGACAAGACTTCTATGAATTCGATTGAACTCATTTGTCATGAATGTGTTGTTTCTTTTATTGACAAAAACAAATAGAGAAACCAGTCCTCCCATCATCGGTCCTAGGACTGCGACGACGATTTCCATCACTTCCTCCTTAGTTTCCTTGCTGTATCCATCACACCACGTTTCTTTTTCTTATTACCTAATGTAGGGTCGTAACCAGCCATAGGGCCCCCTGCAGGAGCACTGGACTGATAACCATCGTCACCCATGCTCATGGTAGGACCACCCATGTCTCCACCACCTCCACAGGAAGCACAATCTTCCAGGAATTGTCTCTTTCTTTCGGCGATTGATTTTCCTTCCACTTGGCAGTCCTCTTAATTCTTGTTATACTTGTAGTGTCAACTACAGATGTTAGATACCATTAAGTTCTTTGCTAATATTTAGGTCCTCTTCCATCTCATGTATCTCTGTATGAGGGTATTCTGGAATTCTATCCAGAAACAATAAGAAAGATTTAAGATAATTCCAATAGCAACTATCCAACTTAAAGAAAAGCATGGGAAGAGCTGCATCATCCCAACAGTTAAAGATGACAATAATATGATTCAACAAAAGATGGCTGTTGATAACACCACTGTCGTGGTATTTCTTCAGCCATCTCTTTACGTATTTGAAACGTTTTAAGTCTTCCTCAAACTCCTCTTGTGTAGAAGCTGTTGGATTCTTATAATGTTGAATAGCAAAGAGAAGGAAATTATCCTTATTCAATTCAGTAAAATTCATCTATCAGATGCTAACAGTTCCTTTAGCGGTGCCACCAGTTCCAACGATTGTGAACTCGTCATCTGCCTCGTATCCGCTACCAGCGTTGTTAACGGTCACGTTACTGACGACGTAACTTGCCACGTCGTAGTCAACGGTAAGTCCTGATCCATTATCACTGACAGTGTTCTGTCCAAGAACAGCACCGTCAGCCTGAGTGGTTGCTGTGTTG